TCCTTAAGGGCTTCTGCGTACGCCTCAAAGGAAACCGGATTGGTCCAATCGGTCGCTTGATAACCGACTTGCAAGGCTAGTTCTCGATTGTCGGCTAGGCCGGTCACGACACTTCCCGACCAGAGGATCGGATGTTGATGGCCGAGGCAGTCCCAGCAATCGTGGAGATGAACCCACCCGGTTGCAGCACATGGCCGACCAACTCAGGGAACGTATACGTCTCAGAGGGCAGCAGGGTCTTAGCCTTAATGATCAAGTTCTGGTTGCCCGACGAGTCAAACTGCGTCACGAGGTTGACCGACAGGGTAGCCGCCGATGCGCTGTAGTTCGTCGCCGTGAACTTGTCAATAATGGCCGATACGTTCGTAGCCGTGTATTGGGTTACTTGCGTGTTCTCGGCAATCTTGGCCGGGATCAGGACTTTTACGTTAACTGCCATGTGTCACCTAAAAGGTAAATACCATTCGGACGCGACCGTTAGTGCCGACCAAGCCCGGATCGCCGCCCTCTACCGGGTCGCCACCGTTGCCGCCAGCGCCAGCAGTGAGGCTATTGTCGCCTACGATGCCCGCAGCGCCGGTTTGGGTAAAGGCAGCCCCTCCGTTGCCATTCACTGACGGCGGCACCGTACCGCCCGTCTGCGTGCCTCCAGCGCCCTGCTGGCTGCCAAATATGCCAATACCGCCGTAGCCGCCAAAACCGCCCGTAGAGATCATTTCGTCTAGGGCGTAGGTTCCGGCGTAGACAACAGACTGGGTGCCAGCGCCGCCCACAGCGTCGCCTACAGTGCCGCCTATACCGGCAGCACCGACAGTGTACAGAATAGTTTTAAGGGCATCTGGCGCGGTTAACACAATGACTCGTTTAGCATAGGCACCGCCGCCACCACCGCCACCGGGGTTCTCTTGCGGCTCGTACAAGAACTCGCCAAATATCTGGGTGACAGTGCCGTAGCCACCGCCACCGCCCGCACCCCATACCTCGATGGTAACGCCCGTGGCTCCCGTGGGAATCGTGACGCTACCCGACCCAGACGAGAAGTCGAATACACCGGCACCGGCTCCCCCCGTCGTGCCTGCAATCGCCGCTGCTAAGGTAGCGCCGCCCATTAGGTCAATCCCGCTCCGCTGATCAGCCAAGACGTGCTGCCAATCTTGACGCAGGTAGCCAGACCGTTACGAGCCAACGTGCGCGTGCCGGTCGTGGTGCTATTCGCCAGAGTCAGGGTGTCGGTCGTAATGGAAATCGACAACGCGCTGGTATTGACGTTGACAATAATGATTACGGTGCCCACTGGGAACGCGACCGCCGAGTTAGCCGGAATAGTCAGCGTCAGGCTGGTGCCGTTCATCAGAATCGACTTACCGCGATCCGCCAGCACTAACTGGTAGTTAGCGGTCTTGGATACGGGCGGGGCTTCTCGATAGCCCACAGCATAGTTCGCGCTAACCGTATCGTTGTCCGGTATCAGCGGCGTGCCGGTGAACGTGGGCGAGGCAATCGGCGCATAGGTCGTTGCCGCAGCCGTCGTCGTCAGGGCGTTGGTAATGCCATACCCGGCTACCGTCGTCGGCGTGCCGGTAATCGTAGACCACGCAACGCTCTCCGTGGAGATGTCGTTGATGCCCGCGATGTCGTCGTACTCGCCGATCTGGATGTCGCACGAGTCGGTTAGCACAAAGCGATAGATCACGCCCTCTGACAACCACATGTCCTCTGGCAGTCGTCCGCCGGAATCAAGGATGATGGGGTTGGAGTTAGCAGTCGTGCCGCTAATGGACGTATACGTCGCTCGCGGGGTAGTAGTGCCAGCGTCGTAGGTGTAGATCTTTCCGCCCGACAGCACGGCGCCGTCGTCGGTAAAGAACTGCGCCCCGGCTCCTGCAAAGGCTGAAAGGTAAACGGTCATACGTACACCTGCATAACAGTCAAAATGATGGATGGAATCGCCGGTACAGGCGCAGAAGCAGCAAAGTGTTCTAACTGAACACTAAGACTATCTACAGAAAAGTACATTTGAAAGTAATCGCCGTTAGACAACGGCAAGAAAAAGTTAGCGGCAGAGAAGATTTCGGCATTGTTGCCTTGAATCTGAATCAGTGACGCAGAGTTGGCTACGTTAGTGCCGTTGATAGCAGGCCAAATGTACAGTCGCCCCGTACCGCCCGAAGTCTTGTCTACCTGAATAGAAAACTGGACATTGTAGATAGCGGGTCGAGTAACTTTAATCTTGCTGCTATCGGCTGGGTCACGGTAAACGCCATACGCCGTATCGGCGTTGTTGTAGGTAATAGCGGTAGCCGTATTAATGACCGTTGCCGCTTGCGTCTGCGTTGAAAAGAACGAACCGTAGTTGATAAGACCCGGCTCAAACCGAGGCGGCCCTTTTTGCAGATCGTCTATCTGGCCCTTTACAACCGCCATTTCGTCTTCAACGTTAGCGGCCAACGAAGGCGTCAACTCAAGGTCAGCAATAGAAGTTTGCGTAGTGCCGCCACCCGTCAACTGGTACTGGTTGTTTAGGAACCGGAACCACTCACGCGAAATCTGGCCGGTGCGCTCGTCAATAAACGGCACACGCGGAGCAGGGATTTGCGTGATGTTCTGGGTCACGACGCCGTACCGCTAATTTGCAACTCAGCGCCCATGATGGCAACTTTCACCGGATCAGTGCCGCTGACCTCGTACACGCGGTCACGCAACTTCAAGGTCATGCCAAGGCGACGGAAGATGGCGCGAGTGCCGTATTGACCCGTGCGACCCATAGAGACTTGACGCTCACCATTCCAAGTGTGACCGCCGTCATCAGACCAGCGCAGCATCAACTGCGGGTTAGCGCCAACGACAGGCGTTGTTTCAACCGCAAGGCTCAAGCCATCGTCCTGCACAACCCCTAGTATGTTGTTGCAGGTCTGAGTCTCAATATCTTGTGGTACGTTAGTTCCAAGGTTGGCGTTGAGCGACGGTGCGCCAGTCTCAGTGTTAATGATGACTTGCGTCTCAGTCGTAATCTCTGTGGCCGGGTCAAATGCGTCCACACCCGGCAAGCCAACGCCTGTTTCGCAATCAATTTGAAGCGAGTGGTGGGCAGTGCGCTTGAGGTCATTACCGCCGGTTGGCAACGCACGCCATGACCGTAGCCACTTCTGCGTAGCGCCAGCGTCGGCGTACACGTTTAGATCAAACGCATACAAGCGACCGTTCTGGTAATCGCCGATGATTGGCTCGCCGTTGAAACGAGCATGGGAGTTGCCACGGTGACGCTTGAAGTCGCCGTTACGGAATCCAGCACGCTCGTGCCACGAGCCTGTCGCTGCGTCAAATACCCATGTCGTATCGGCGTCCGTAAAGTTCAGCACGTAGAACGTGTGACCATCCTGCTGGTACGTGTACGCCACGGCATCGGCAAGATTGCCGTAACCCTGAATAGCAAACTCAACGGCGTGCGTAGATACGCGCACCGCCTGATAACCCTGCGCTCGATACACAATGCCCTGACCCCGAGCGTCTGCGCCGAGCCAGAAGACGGAGTTATCCATCTTGGCTACCGAGTACGGCGCAATACAGCCGACCTCGTTATAAGCGCCTTGGATGCGGGTGAGCGGGAAATCGGCGTCGCCGGAGTTGTACCAGACCTCCACGGAGTTCGTGCCAAATAGCCACGCCTCTCGATGGTCAACGATCAGGGATACTAGCCCGTCTGGTGAACCCTCAGCGCTTGCAAAATCCAAGGGGTCAATCGACAAGCCATCTAATAGGCTTGTGACCCAGACGCGTTGCGAGTTCGGTTCGTTGAATACAAAGTAACCGTCAAGGTAGCCAACCGTTACCGCACCTGGAAAGTCGGGATCGGTAATTTGCGCGAAAGCGTCCGTAACGCTGTTGTAGATATAGCCGTCAGGATTGGCCGCAATAAAAATTTGCGTGCCGTTGTCTGTCATGGACACTGGGCCTGTTCCTGAAATTAACCCAATGTATTGCGTTGCTGAAGACTCAAGCAAAATTGTGCTGTCGTCTTCTAGCAACAAAAACGCGTCATCTTCTAACAACAACTGCGCCAAACCGGCAAAGTCGTAGTTAGTGTCTAATTTGTAAAATTCGTTACCCGAGACGACATAGAGATAGTTACCTAGCGTCCACAGCCCGCGAATAGGCCCGGTGCCTACAATTTTCTTGAGCATTAAACCGGGGCAGCGTTGCAGGTAAGCAGGCTCCTTGCCGCCCTCGGGAATCACTTCTGGGTAAAGATTGACCATCCGGCTGTCGGCTGCATTGACCGACCGGATTACATACGACGACCCAAGGATCGGCGTCTTCACTTAGAAATTTCCAG